TGGCGGCTCCCGCTGCTGCCGATGATATCGCGATCAAGAGCACCGTTACGGCTGATATTGCTACGCACGCGGCCCTGACGGCAGCTGCTGGTCATGCGGACAGGACGCGGAAGTTCTTCGTGCCTTGCGTCGGAGGATACAACGTAACGGACAGTGCGGAAATAGCGTGGCCGATTAGTGGTTGGCTAGGACTGCCAATGCCAGACACCAAATGGACCAATGCTTTTGGCTTTAGCAGCGTGCCCGAAGACTTCGTAGCAGGAATGACTGTTACTGCCGTCATTGTAGCTGCTGCAAATGGCAACATCTACGGGAACAACGTTGTTAAATATGGACAATGTGGGGAGGCTCACAATATTCATTCAGACCCAACTGGTTATTCGGCGGTAGCGGTCGTGACTGATCAGAATAGATGCATTCATCAGGTGGCACTAGCGAATGAGGCCATTGGTGATGTGCTCCGCTGTACCTATTCGCGTAATGCTACAGATGAGGCCGATACCGTCGCTGGCGACTGCTGTATTGCCGGTTGGATCGTCGAATACACGGCGGACAGCTAACCATGCCCGTCACCTGGCAGATTCGGCTCAAGGCAGCCGATGGCTCCCTGGCCGCCGTCATCGACGACTACCAGACATTCTCGATGGAGAAGTACGTCAATGCCACCTCCGTCTATGTCCTGCGCATGTCCGGCGAGAATCCCAAGGTGGCTTTGTTTGAGCTGGACGGACAGATCGAGTTCTGGCGGAGGTGGCCACAGTACGACATCGACTGGACCAAGGAAGTCGAGGCGTTCCATCGCAACAGCGAGTACATCATCAACGCCGACGGGTCGTTTTCCTTCCAGAGCTCAGGCGTCGGGTACGTTGATCTTCTCGATAGACGCATCATCGCGAATTTCACTGGCTCGGCAGAGGCTTCTAAGGCACAGCTGGCCGAGACGGTTGCCAAGGAGTTCGTACTCGAACAAGTGGGGGCCGACGCTGGCGCGGGTCGTGTGACGACGGGGCTGAGCATCGAGGCAGACGGGGCAGGTGGAAACTCGGTCTATCTCGCTCGCTTCTCAAAGAACGTGCTGGAGGTCTTGCAAGAGATCGCCCGGATTGGCGGCGGTGACTTTGACGTGGTCGGCACTGGGGCGGCGACGTTCGAGTTTCGGTGGTACGACGGCCAGCTCGGTACAGACAGGTCGGCCACGGTGACGTTCTCTCTGCCATTCGGCAACATGGCTCGGCCCCTTCTCTCCATCCAGCGCTCTACCGAGAAGAATGCTATCTGGGTCGGTGGACAGGGCCAGCAGGATGGCAGATTGTTGGTGTGGCGCACCGATGCGGGGACTATCGACGACAGCACCTGGAATCGGCACGAGCTCTTCACCGATGCTCGCAATACACCTATCGCGAACGGCCTGAATAGCAAGGGGGACGCTCTGTTGGACAAGCACAAAGCGCGCCCGGTACTCACGTTTGATGTACTCCAGACGCCAGCGTGCCTGTACGGCAAGCACTATTTCCTGGGAGATCTGGTGACGGCGCGATTTGAGGCGGGGTCGATTGCGTTCTCTGCTACCAGAAAGGTCATTGGGGTGCGGTTCACTATCACTCCCGAGCGCGGGGAGTTCCTAACTGTGGAGACGGCAGATGTCTAACGAACTCGAACTTCTCTGGAAGGAGATTCAGGATCTGCGTGCCCGCGTCTTTCACCTGGAGGCGCTGGAGTGTCCGATCAGTTTGGCTCTTACTGGTGGGATTTGTATTGCCGACGGAGATAAACAGTTACCAGGGCTCAGATTTTGCAGTGATCCCGATACAGGATTCTATCGATATGGAGACAACCAGATTGGGATACTGGTCGGGGGGGCTACTGCGGGTTATTGGGGCCCTGGTCTCAACGTCGGCACGGCGACTGGGGCGGGGCCGGGGCAAGGGTTCTTCTCTGATAAAGTACAGGCCCTTACAGCATTTCTCGATGGCGCGGGGACAACGACAGCCAAGAATACCGCGTTGTCCCTACATGCTTCCGTCTTATTGATGCAAGAAAATGGGGCCGCCAACGATCAGGCACAGATAACCCTCACGTTCAACAATACTGGAGCAGGTACACGTAACTTTGCATATGCCAGAATGCTGGTTCGCGTGGGCTATCTTGATGAAGTCTCTTTCGCAGACCTCACAGGTATCTACCTTGTTCAGATAGCACAAACTGACAATGGCAGCGAATCCAATGAACGATACTTCAACGTGACTGCACTCATAGAGCACGCCGCAACTGGAGGTTGGACACCGCCTGGTGTGGGGGGATTTGTCTGGGCTTCCTCATCTGCGACAACACTTGTTTTCACAATTCAGCATCTAGGAATTGCGGAGGCAGATGTGGATGTACAGGTTTTCGAGGGACTGAACATAGCAAGTGTAGCAGCGGCGTTAGTATAGGAGAGAGGAACGATGACAAAACACGGCGAAAGCGCCTTCCTATACGGAATCCATGACCGGGGAGGGGCCCACCTGCTCCGAGGCAAGGGCTGGGTTGTACAGACTGAGGAACTGGGTTGCGACCCGAACAACTGGGGCAGCCAATCATACAGGGACCTGGCCGACGCGGGCCTTGGCGTCATCGTGCGGCTGAATAACGGCTACGGCGACAAGGGGACTATCCCCGTCCTTGAGCAATATCCGGCCTTTGCCAAGCGAGTGGGCAACTTTGTCGAGAAGTCCACCGGCTGCCACATCTGGGTCATCGGCAATGAGCCGAACCTGGCCTACGAGAGACCGCAGGGCAAGGCCATCTGGCCGACGCAGTACGGCAACTGTTTCCGCCTCTGCCGCGACCAGATCCGATCAAGGCCGGGCCATACCGACGACCAAGTGGTGGTAGCCGCCATCGGGCCGTGGAACGTGGAGACCAAGCCGTGGATGGAATACTTTACGGACGTGCTCTGGGAACTGAACATCAACAACGTGCATGGTTTCCAGCTAGATGGCATCGCACTGCACACCTACGCGGCCAAATCGTGGCATCCCGACAGCATCACCAGCGAGAGGCACATGAACGCGCCCTTCGAGGCGTGGCGATACGGCTTTCGCAGCTACATCGACCTCATGGAGGCCATCCCCGCCTGGGCCAAGAACCTACCCGTGTACATCACCGAGACCAATCAGAACCAGGCGTGGGAAAACCGAAACGCTGGCTGGGTGCAGACGGCGTACGCGGAGATCGACCGGTGGAATAGGGGGACGGGACATCAGCAAATACGATGCCTGGCCCTCTACCGCTACGAGAAGTACGATGCGTACAGTATTCAGGGTTTGAACGGCGTGGCTGACGATCTGGGCATGGCCATCGAACGCGGGTACACCTGGGGTACACAGTTAGAGCCTCTGCCAATTGTCCCTGATTCTGGCATCACCGACGAGGAGTTGAGGCGGGCGCAGACAGAGTACGGCCTAGTGCCCGCAAGCATGAAAAGTGCGGCAGAGCACGGCGACATCTTCCTGAAGGAGTTGCATCGGGATATGTGCGACAAGGATGTGCTCTCCCTGGTCTATGATTCCTCGTATGGGCGGGCCAAGGTCGTGAAGCAGGACGGAAGAACCTGGGAGCGGATAGCAGAACGACCATTGTAGGAGAACAACGTGAACAAGCCCGCTGAACTAGAGAAGACCTCTTGGCAGGCCAACCTCAAGATTATCTTGATGGTTGGGATATTGCTCGTGGCTATGGCAGGCGGTTGGACACTCTTGACGGCCAAAGTCGAGGGCAACGAGTATAACATTGACAAAATGGAGACGGCCCTACAAAAAACGGAACGCGAAAACGTTCAGTTCCGCGAGACAGTCCTGGTGCAGTTGGCCAGGATTGAGACTGAATTAGTAGCCATCCGCAGAGAACTCAACACGAAAGGAAACTGATATGGACAACTTTGTGATATTCGGCGTAGCTGGCGCGTTGGCCGTGAAGAGGATCGTGGACGCACTGAAGGCAGCGGGCCTGCCCTCAAGGTTCGCGCAGTTGGCGGTCTTTGTGACCGCGTTGGTCTTGCTGTCCGCGAACGAGGCGGCGGCCCTGTACCCCGTGTTTGCGGTCTGGTACGAGCGGGGATGGTGGATTCTGTTTCTCGCGTTGGGAAGTATGGAAGTTTATGAGGTGAAACGCTCGCTGAACGGCGGCTGAGCAACCATAGTCTACTACCCTCACCTCGGGTTCGTCTCCTTTCCTGGGGTGAGCTTCCTTATGGGCGGCGGTCTCGGCTTCAGCAACCGGGGCCGCCGCCGTTGCTAGGTTGGTGTTGTCCAAGAAATAGACTATAGTGACCTAGCGGCGGGGTGCGCAATTCGGCTCCATGCCGTGTGGACAACGGGCTGCGGCCCTAGTTGCCCCCATATACCCCGCCGCTCCTCTTTTCTCTATGGTATATATCAAACTTTACACGCGAACCCTCGCTTTGACACATGATTTACACCCAAACTGGCACACGAATTGCACAGGAAAACCCTTGACTTTGGGCCTACCATATGTTATCATCTAGGCATAGGAAGGAGAATGACTATGACACTACTACTAGGAGACAGCATCCGGGTTCTGCGAGCGAGAGGAGACCTCACCCAACAGGAACTATCCGAACAAACGGGTATCTCGCGTGCATACATCTCGCTGCTGGAGTCTAACCAGGTGATACCCTCTGACGACTGGCTTCACCGAATCAAGGACGCGCTTGGCTGGGACACCGAGGCCGACTGCGCCCTGGCGATGCTGGGAAGGAAGGAACCGATCCGGTGCAACGCGAAGGACTAACCTGGCTCGAGGCCAACGAATTAGCCCAGGTGTGGGCCAATGAGACCGAGAACGTCGTCATCATCTACAGGCAGGATATTGTTATTGATGGCATCTACGGGATAGTGATGGCTGACGAGGCCGAAGACTGGCAACACCGCGCGAGTGGGGACTGCAAGTGGCCAGAATATGCCCCGCCAGTGGGCGAGCTGGCAAAGGAGAAGGACTATGAAACGCCGTTTCCTACATGCTAAGTGGATTCCTTCTCTGTGGGGGCCTGCCGACTTAGTGCTGCATCGTTATGGTCGGGAACTCGCCCGCTTCCATGCGGAAGATGCCACAACAGAGATTGGACTGGCGGCCAACAGGGGAGAGGCAGAAGACCTCGCAGAGCAGTTTGCCCATGAGAATGGCTACACTGGTCTTCTATGGTCCTGGGAGTAACCTACGCACCGCCCCGCCAGCGGGCGAGCTGGCAAAGGAGAAAAATCAATGACTCAGCAACCTGCGCCACTTGATGATGTTGACGAGGCCATGTTCTATGTCAAGGCGACCTTGAATGAGATCGAAGAAAGAGAATCGGCTGGTGAGTCCTCCGATCAGGAATGGGAAGCTCTTGCTATCACAATCAAGAAGTGGGAATTCTCCCTTATGTTGCTAGGATTTCCACCTAGCAGGCTGCCAGATACACAACCCACCCCGCCAGTGGGCGAGCTGACAAAGGAGGAGGCATGATAGCCAAAAGGCATGGCTGCGGTCACAGAATCTGGGTCGAATTTGAGTGGACCGGATTCGGTAACTCACCATTCTACAGGGATGATGAAGTGCGAAGCTCCACCGTTGGCAAGCACATAACGGATTGTCCCACGTGTGGCGAGTGTCTATCATTGGATGTTTTGCTCACTGAGGACGCCTATCTGGACAGCCTAGACGACGCCCCACCAGCGGCCTCCGTGACACAGCTAGGGCCGCAAGAACCTCCAGACGATCCGATGATTTACAATCGTAGACAGGCGGATGGTGCTTTTCGCTCCCTGGCAGGTTTCTGGGAAAGAGACGACCCCCCGCCAGCGGGCGAGCTGGCAAAGGAGAAGGCTGATGCCAAAGTGCGGTGAGTGTGCGGCCTTTGTTCCCCAAATTGTAGAAGGGACATGCGGGGTGAGAGGGACAAATGCGGCTTTCGATTCCTGCGTGGATTTCAAGTCTCTTCCCAAGCCGCTGGAGGATGAACTGGCGGAGGTACTAGAGGCAATTACCAAGTCCATGAAGAGCAATTGGCTCAACATAGGGATGCTGCCTGGTGATTTTAACCAGCAACGGCGCGCGGCGGGGGATCTTGTGAGCCGCGCACATGCGCTGATAGCCCGACACAAGAAGGAGAGAGGCTGATGCCTAGAACATACCGCATTGCCACATTGGAACGACAGGTGGACGAACTGGCAGAGGCACTACGGGCTATCCTGAGGGGTCCAGAGGGGCAACTTCACTATCTGGCAACTCGTGGGATTGCGCCCCCGACTGCAAGAGGTGGCGGAGTGATGATAGCAGAGGATTGCAAATGGGTCGGAGACCATGCGGAAGACGCGCAGTATACTTATCCTAATTCTGCACGCCTTGTGGATGCTGTGGCGATAGCAGCCCTGGCCCACTACGAGGAGGAGAGAGACGATGGCGAGTAGACGACGCACGATCAACAAAGTGAACTTGCAGATGTACGGCTACCCGAAGCCAGGGATGCAGCGAGGCCCCTTCATCTGGCTCTGGCGTCTTGGGAAAACCTGCATCATTGCGGGTCTGGTGATCTATCTGGCCACGCCCGATTTTGGTGCGTGGGCGCTGCTGCTGGGAGCGATGGCGTGGATCGTCGTGGCGGCGATATGGCTCAAATGACGCACTGTGGTAGATGCCACGCTTGCGGCACACGGTTGAAATGGTACGGGGATGAGTGGAAGTGGTGTCCAATCTGTGGGCGATACGTTCGGTATCACAGCCACGGATACGATGGAGAGGCGGCCGACGACAACTCCCCGACCTGCCCTGCGTGGATCCTGGAGAGAGTACGGGAACCAGTACTAGCATAAAGAGGATGGCGATGACATGCAAAACCTGTGACGATGTGGGCTGGATCGGTGTAGAGCTACTTCCTGGCCTCGGTGAGCATGACCTTGACAAGGTAGAGAAAGTGTGCTAGAATGAGAGTGTAGGCGGATACTTTCGGAGGGCTTTTGCATTTCAGAAGCCATCGTGCACAATCGCATACATTGGGTAAAATGCCCTCCGTTGATGGACTCACGTCCTCCGCCGTCCGCCTGCAAACGATGGCTTCAATGGAGGGCATTACCATGTCTAAGAGAATTGCTTTGGCTGGGGGGCGGTTTGCAATCGTGGATGATGCTGATTTTGAGTGTCTGAATCAACATAAGTGGCACTATCTACCTGGCCCCCGTACTGGTTATGCTCGGCGACGACAAGAAGGGCTAATGCATCAAGTTATTCTAACTCCGCCACCTGGTATGCAAATAGATCACATCAATGGTGATGGATTAGATAATCGTCGATGTAATCTTCGTATCTGCACAAGGAGCCAGAATCAGCAAAATAGTCGTAAACACAAGGGTTGTACCAGTCTGTACAAAGGCGTCTGTCAGAACATTGGCCGAGGGAAACCATGGGCAGCATACATTTGTACTGATGGAAAAGTCCGTCAGATAGATTCTTTCGATGATGAATGGGAGGCTGCTAAAGCCTACAACGATGCGGCTAAGAAACATTTTCGCAAGTTTGCCAAACTGAATGTGATAAACTATCAGGAGGGATCAACATGATTTGCAAGCAATGTGGTGATATAGGCTGGATCGCAGTGGAATTGCTGTCCGGGCCTGGCGAATATCGTGATCCAAGCGGATACGGCGAGGTACGCTGTTCCCTGTGCAACTGGCGGCCAAGCCAGGATATGCCCGACGCCGTGGCCGACCTTCACGACGCGGCGATAAAGGCTGATAGGGATATGTCTGATGACTGCGAATACATTATTGAGGATGAGGACGAGAACGACCATGAGCTCCAGCGGTGGCGATTCATGGCTCGGCAACCTCTAGTACAAGCAGCGATAATCGAGGCCGAGATTGAGCGGATGTGGGCGGTGCATGATGCAACAGAGTAAGAAGCCTGACCTCATTCGTGTGGCTATCGAGTGCCTAGCTTGTATGGGCACGGGGTTTCTGATCATCAGTTCTGACGGGCTGCCTATCCAAACTGCATTATGTCCCCGCTGCCACGGCACGGGCAACATCGGGCATGAGAAACGAATGCCAGCCGAGAAAGATGCAACCTGGGCGGAACACGAGAGAACACAGGCAGAAGAGGAGGGCTGAGATGTCGAATGAGATGGTAACGCGCGAGTTTTCTGATCGTGAAACGGAGCTGATAAAGAGCCTCATAGCTCCTGGGGCAACTGACGATGAATTGCAGCTTTTTGTCATGCAATGCAAGCGCACTGGTCTTGACCCCTTCTCGCGGCAAATCTACGCCATCAAGAGGTGGAATAGCGCGCAGCACAAGGAGGTTATGACCATACAAGTATCTATTGATGGTTTTCGCTTGCAGGCTGATCGCACAGGAAAATATCAAGGGCAACTAGGGCCGCTCTGGTGTGGACCAGATGGGGAATGGCAAGAAGTCTGGCTGGGCAAAGAGCCACCCATGGCCGCAAAGGTGGCTGTGTTGCGCGATGGCTTTACCCAACCGTTGTGGGCAGTAGCGCGCTATAGCAGCTATGTCCAAACAAAGAAGGATGGGACGACTACACAACAGTGGTGCACCATGCCCGATGTGATGATTGCCAAGTGTGCTGAGGCCCTGGCTTTACGAAAAGCCTTCCCCGCCGAGCTGTCTGGTCTATATACGACAGACGAGATGGGGCAAGCGGACAATGGACATGCTATAGAGGAGGGTAGGATAATAGAACCCACAAAGGCGATAGCCGCAGGCCCTCAAGAGGCAAAGCAAGCTGAGCCAGAACGCGAACCTACCCAGGAAGAGAAGGATGCCGAGACGCGGGCCTTGAACGCATGGACTTCGTTCTTCTACATCCGTTGGCAGAAGCTCTATCCTGCCGACAAGAACGGCGAGATAGCGCACCGAGAGTTCGCGTGCAAGAGTATGAAGGAACTCTATAGTCCCACGGATGGTAGCGCCATAGACCGCTATCGGCCTGTCCTAGACCTCCTCGAATGGGCACATGACAAGGGCCTGACAGACGCTCACCTCAAGGACGCCTTGGGCATCGGCCTCTGGCATGAGTGGGTGCTATCAGCTGAGGACGGGATGCGAAGGGCCTCGAAGTGGATGGACGCGCAGGCCGAAGGTGAAAAGCCGTCACAGCAGGAAGCCGAGATGCCCACGGTTGCCGAATTGGAGAACGCGCCAGAGATCGAGCACTAGGTATGTGCCCGCGCTGCTATTCGTGATACGTGCGCCAGGCCAAATGCCTTTGCACTTGACGGTAGCGGGGCGGGACTCAAAAAGGAGGGCAACGTGAAAAAGCTGAGGAGATTGCTAGAGCGTGTTGGGCCCCGAGTTAGGCCCCGAGACGGCGGATGGGAGCTTTGCGTTTATGACCTCTTCGCCGACATCGTGGACGAACTGGAGACCCTGCGCCAGCCAGCCGTTGACGCAGACAAGGCCGAGGAAGTCGCGCGGCTGAAGCAACGTGCCAAGGACGCCGAGTGGTGGCTTGGTCGGACAGAGAAGATGCGCAAGGAGCGTGACGAGGCCAGGGCAGAAGAGCCAGATGAGACTCTTGGTTTGCGGCTACAGTTGGCTGGTGCACAATCAGCATTACGGATGCACAGACAGGCAGCGGAGCGATGGGAGGAAAGCTGGCATGAGGCCCAGGATGCTATCGCAGAATTGGCGGCCCATATTGATTCAGTCAACGCCGACGCCGAGATCGGGGCACTGGTGCGGGGGATGCGATCGTGCACACGTCTCGTCAAAGGCTCAGCATTCTATTGGGCTGAGATAGAAGACAGGGGGCAGGAGTGGCAGAGAGTAGAGCTAAGGACAGGCGCCACATCAGTCTCATCACTGACCACTACCCCCGCCGCTGCCCTTCGAGCGATACAGGAGGAGGAGAGCGATGCCTAGCCTGCGAGAACTGCTGATGGGTGTTCGCGTAGACCATCATGGCACGGCTCTGTTCCTAGAGGCGCTAGTCGAAGCTGTGGAAGCACTGGCCTTCCGGCCAGTGCCGCAGAAGCACACCTGTAGCGAGTGCGAGTTCTTCAAGAAGCACTTCCTCTTCCCGTGTCGCAATTCGGGACATTTCTATATCGACTACGAGAAGACTACCCCAGAAACCCCAACGTGCGAGCGGATCAAGTTGAGGTCGCCAGCACCTACGGAGCCAGAGGACACCGAGCTTCTCAGGGCCAAGGCGGAGATAGAGAGCCTGCGCAAGGAGTATGATACTGCCAAGGATGAACACGAGGAATACAAGATGACAGCACGCAGCAGGGCCTATAGGCTGCGCGAGCTCGCCGATCTGGGCCAGATGGTGCTGGGGATGCGCGTCTATAGTCGGCTCTCCAAACAAGAAACGGTGTATTGCGCTTCGTCACTTGATGATGACGGATGGAATAGATATTGTCACGAATCGCCCGCCGAGGCTCTTCGCGCAATCCAGGAAGAGGAGAGCGATGCCGAATGAGTGCCCAACTTTTTCTTCTCCTGTTGAGCCTGTGCTTCGTGCCCATGCTAGAGGCGGACTTTGTGCGCTACGCCGCCGAGGTGTGCGCGACGTATTACGACTTGGACCCGGCCCTAGTTGAGTGCATGGTACAGGCTGAGAGCGAGTTCAACCCGAACGCCAGACGGCACGACGACGGAGGCCGGGGCGTGGACGCTGTTGGCCTGGCCCAGTTCCATCTTGAGAGCTGGCGGCACATCCGGCGAGCGATGGGCGCACCGGAGACCGACCGGAGGCTGGACCCCGTGGAGTCGCTGGTAACGATGACCTGGGCGCTGGCGAACGGTTATTCTGAATGGTGGGCAACGTGGGAAATGTGCGAATGCACAAAAGGAGCAACGAGATGAATCCCGAACAAGTGATTTCGTTGTTGGAGCAAGTTGGCGAGATGCTGTCGCCAGGAGTGCAGGAAGTGTGGCGCATCACGATGCAAGCCGTGGTTTACCAGGGCCGCATAACTTTGGCTTGGGCTATAGTTAGTCTCTTCGCAGCGTTGTCTTGTGCTGGGGTTGCCCTACATGGGTATCGCCTTAGCCAGAAACCACATGACTGCCCCGCGAATAATGCTGAGGGCGAAGGGTGTCGCGATGGTGGTGCTATTGGTTGCGTTTTGTTCCTGCTCATTTTCGCAGTTACCATTACTACTGCCATCACCTATCTGTCTATTCCTGAGTATCTGGCTATGCAGCGGCTGATAGGAATGTTATCAGGAGGGGCAAGATGAACGAAGTCAAGAGGGAGATGAGCCTGATAAAGCGGTGGCTGCGCTGTGGTTTTCGGGAGCCGCAAACGATGCACACTTGCGGGTCGTGCTGGTTTCGGCAACTCAGGCCATTTGGCACGGCTCAGACTTATTGCTGTACAAACGGTGAATCAGGGTTGGCTGGCCGCTGGGTCGGAGAGAACAGCGATGCCTGTGAAGAATGGAGGACAAAGTGAACGAGAAACTGAGTGAGCGGCTGCCGATACCTGGTCTCAATCTGATCGGCAAGTATTGGGTTTCTGATTGGTACCAGTTACAGCAATGGCTCACGGAGCTGGCCCAGGCGGTGGAGGCCATCGACCTGCGCGAGGCCGACTACAAACGGTATGTGAGCAACATTTTGGGGCAACTATCAGAGCAGGTACGTGACTGCCTCCGCGCTTTGCCCCGTGGCGGCGTACCTTCGGTCCAGGCCAGCGAGAACGGGAATGATACTGAAAGTACCAGTACCTGCGGTATAGCGGAGCAGTTGTTCGAACGAATGCGCAACCTGGGGGCCACAGAGGTAGAGATAATGGCACCGTTCCAAGATTCTCCCGAAGAGGGTCTGGAGGAGCAGGAGAATGATCGCCTGCGCAAGCGGAATGAAGGTTTGGAAACAAAACTGCTTTGCAGCAAGGGAAGGATAGAGGAAGTAGAAGGCCAGATTAATCTTTGCAACAGATGGAATATCGATCTCCGCAAGCGCGTCGCGGAATTGGAGAAACATCTTGAGGATGGGGATTGGTTGTCAATGGATGCACAGACGGAAGCCGATATGCAGTCTGGCTACAATAAGGAACTGCGCGAGCGCGTCGCGGAGCTGGAGACCATTCTCAACTGCGCTCCCGTACTGAACGAGCGAGTCATGCAGGCCGACCTTTGCGCGCGATTGGAGAGGCGCGTCGCGGAGTTGCAGGCGGCGATAGACGCGGTGGTGAAAGTAGCGAGAACAACTGTGTCAAACCTTACGCTACTCCAGGCTGTCTGGACCCTCTATCCCCTGGCCACCAAGGAGGCCGCCGAGGGACGCTGTCCAGAATGTGCAGAGGAGGATGTCGATGGCAACTGAGAAACCGCTTGTGTATGGCCCCCGCTCGATTCGGGCCTGGCAAGACGAGGGCCTCAAAACCCAGGCGCGGCAGATGGTGAGGCCGCAGCCGGAAGGAGAGAATTGGATTCCCTGGCAAGACGAGGGCCTCTGGTTCTGGCTGATACCACTCGGCCCAGAGAAAGGTTTTGACAGTCGCCCCATCCGCCAGCCCTGCGCCGTCGGCGACCTCTGTTGGATCAGGGAGGCGTTGGTGTCTAGCAATGACCAATATTTTGTAGGAGAGAACGCGGAGCCATGTCATATTGCACTCTATGCGGCAGACAGAGTGGTAGCAATCAATCAGGGCCGTCCAATGACGTGGCGATGGAAACGCAGCAAGCTCCCAGCCATATTCATGCCCCGCCGAGCGGCCCGCTACCACGCCAGGATCATCGGCGTGCGGCCAGAGCGGTTGCAGGAGATCACCGTGGAAGACGCCGTAGCCGAGGGAACGCTGGTCGGGCTAGACTATGCTACCCTCATGGACTGGCATGACGGCAAGAGCCGCGATCTGTACCGTGAGTGCTGGGACGACTTGTACCAGAAGCCAGCGGACAGGTGGGAAGCGAACCCGATGGTGTGGAAATACGAGTTGGAGGATGCCGATGCCAGCACCGAAGCGTAGCGTGCCGCTGCTGGACAGGGAGGGACGAGAGATGAAGGAGTTTCCGAGATGAAACAGGCGACGTACACATTATTCGATGGCTCCAAGTTGACAGTGGACTATGACGAAACTGCTCCTTGTCGCATCTACGGGTTGCCTGTAGATGAGGCGTCTGTGGGCGGCACGGACGTGTGCTCGTCTTGTGACTGTGATGTGTATAGAGATGACACGTCCTGGGATTTCCGCGACGCAACAGAGCCTGGCCGAGTGAAGAGCAAAGCACGCGATCATCTGCCCACTAGGGAGGACTATGAGCGCGATAATGGCCGCTGTCACATATGCGGTCGCAGGGTTGACTCTAAAGATTGGCATCTTGATCATCTTATTCCCTTATCTTGTGGTGGCCCTCATTCTCGTCTCAATGTGAGCGTCTCGTGTCCAAAGTGCAATTTGCGCCGTTATAATTCAAGTTCGGCCCCGCTGAGGATACTATGATGTTTACGGGTCATATTAGGATATTTCCCGAAAGAACAAGTTATACACCGACAGATAAGTGGGTGTTCATTGGAGATCCGCCACTATTCCGACCGCCAGTAGACGAAGTTGTGATCGTATCGGTATCTTGTACCTTTACCTGGGACATCGAAGAGAGCGAGCGCCTTCAGGCTGCCTGGTCACAGTATTATCCTCTCGTGAGGTTGGGTGGCCCAGCCATAGATTCGGACCCGCCAGGCGAGTTCGTACCAGGTCAGTACCTGCGCCACGGAGTGACCATCACCAGCCGGG